TACCCGGCAGTAGTCATAGTAACGCCTTCAGGTAGACTTCCACTAATTATTTGGTAGGTAATACTAACTGCCGGAAGTACAGCACTCGCACTTAACTGAAATGGTATCATCTCTATTAGAGATGGGTAAGTGCCGATACTTCCGACTGGGGTATTCCAATTTGGTTGAGCCATAATTATATTACTTTAATGCCTTCAATGCAATATCATAGTGATGCTTTCTATCAGCGAGACCGATAGTACCGCCATTGATACGCTTAGTTAAACCAACAAAGTCACCCTTGTCAGCATAGATGCTTAATTTATTTGCATCCCAAAACCAACCAGCACTTGCAACAGCGCCTTCAGGAGTTTCAAGATATGCAACAGCTTCATCTAATGACATGCCAAGTGACTTAGCAAAGCGACTATAGTTATCTTTACCAGTCAACTGAATCAAACCACGGCCACAGAACTTATGACCATCACCTGATGCTTCTGTACCATTACCCATACGATTTGCATAGACTTTGTTTGCAATCTTTACTGGTTTACGTGCATACTGATTTGCAATCTCTAGGGTAGTGAAACGCTTTGGCCATGTCTTTCTTAATGACGCAGCACTATAGTTTAACCCTTCTTTAACAAAGTTGAATCCACCAGATTCGTGAGCGATCTGTGCTAGGAATGCAGCCATTCTCTTTGGATTCTCAAATAAGTCAAAGTGATCACCGATCTTGTTCAACGGTTCTACATATTTTGCAAGAACAGTTGCCTTAGTCTTCGGGCATACTTCTCTTAATAATTCTAATGTTACTCTACTCATAATTTCCCCCTGTTTTAATTAAGGTCTACCTTGACCTCTATACGCTTTATAAGTTCTGCGCTTGTTCTTATTCATAGTAGAAAACTTAATGGAACTATGCGATGCTCCGATAGTAGTCTTACCTTTTGCTTGGTCACTGAATGTGACTTTTTGATTACCGTTACCTGATTTTGCTTTAGCCATTATATTACCTTTCTATGTTAAGCATAAGTTGCACCAACTGTGTACCACTGAGTAGTAGTTGGAGCGATAAATTGTAATGTTGCACCTGCTGGCTGCGAGTATGCAGCGTTAGTTGCACCTGTATTAATTGCAGCACTTGTTGCAGGGTATACCGCAAGACTGTTAGCACTTGTATTAGTAATTGAGATAACCATACCAGCAACAGCAGTTGGAAGTACCACGCCTGCTCCTGAAGTTACAGTAGAAACAACATTCATTTCTTTAGTAATTGCGGTAGCTGTACCCTGAGTTGAACCTGCCGCACTGATGCCTGTTCCTACTGACCTAATATGATATCCGGATGCAGTGACGTTAGCAGCCGATATGTTACCTGATACAGTCAATCCAGTTAATGTGCCGACTGAGGTAATGTTACCCTGTGCTGCTGTTGTTACCGTTCCAGCAGTTGTTGCAGTAGGCACCGTACCAGTTACGCTTACGGTAACTGCACCGGTTGCGCCACTGACTGCGATGTTTGTACCAGCTACAATACTAGTTACACCAGTGTTAGTGATTGTAACACCCGTGCTACCGTTGTAGCTAGTGCCACCTAATCCTGTACCAATAGTTAATGCGTTTGTTGCAGTTGCAGTGATTGTGCCACTTCCACCGAGAGAGATAGCAGTGCCATTGACAGTAAGTGAGCTATTAGCTAAACGAGCTTGAGCTAATGTACCACTTGAAATGTTACTCGCATTAAGTGTAGTAATATTTGCACCACTGCCACTAAATGTAGTTGCTGTAATGACATTACCAGCAAAGCTTGCGTTTGCGTCACGGGATACTACTTTACTTGCTGTAGCGGCATCTGTTGCATCTACCGCTGCTGTTACCGCAGTGCCGCCATTAAAGCTTGTACCTGTTAAGAATGAACCTAATGTTAAAGCTTGTGTAGTGTTTGCAGTAATTGTACCCGAACCACCCAGTGAGATAGATGTCCCATTAACAGTCAACGAACTGTTAGCAAGTCTTGCTTGTGCAAGAGTACCACTTGAAACGTTACTTGCATTCAATGTAGTTAGATTTGCACCACTACCAACAAACAATGCACCAGTGATTACGTTACCTGCAAAGCTTGCGTTTGCGTCTCTAGCAACAACCTTACTTGCGGTAGCTGCGTCTGTGGCGTCAACTGCCCATGTAGTTGCAGTTCCGCCATTAAAGTCACTACCTGTTAAATATGTTCCACGAGTTAGCGTTTGTGTAGTATTAGAAGTAATTGTACCGCTACTACCTAACGTGATGCTTGTTCCATTAACTGTGAGTGAGCTATTAGCTAATCTTGCTTGAGCAAGAGTACCGCTTGAAACATTGCTTGCATTTAGGTTAGTAAGTCCTGCGCCATTACCTGTAAAGATTCCAGTATTTGCAGTAAATGCGACTGCGGTTACTGTACCATTTACACCCAATGAAGTTAATGTACCTACTGAAGTAATGTTTGGTTGTGCAGCAGTTGTTAACGTACCAGTTAAAAAGCTTGCACTTATTAAATTTGCACCTGATAATTGTGATGCGGCACCACTCATAGTGATGTTTCCGTTAGCTGCAAATGTCAAGTTGCTAAACGATGTACTAACGCTCGTGATGTTAGGTTGAGCAGCAGTAGTTAGTGTACCCCCTACTAGAGTAGCTGACACATTTCCTGCGTTGATATTGCCACTAACAATAAGTGAAGTCAAACTTCCTACACTTGTGATGTTTGGTTGTGCCGCAGTTGTTACCGTTCCGGCAGTTGTTGCTGATCCAGCAGTTGTTGCAAAAGTTGCATTTGCTACGGTACCGGTTACATTAGCAGCAGGAATATTGTTTAGTCCATTAGCATTACCAGTAAACACCCCTGTATTTGCAGTTACATTTACCGCAGTAATAGTGTTATTGACGCCTAATGATGTTAAAGTACCAAGACTTGTAATATTAGGCTGTGCAGCAGTTGTCAATGTACCGCCTAAGAAGCTTGCACTTACTAAATTGCCGCCGGAAACGTTTCCAGAATTAATATTACCTGAAACAGTCAACGATGTTAAAGTTCCTATACTTGTAATATTAGTCTGAGCATTAGTTCTTAGTGTACCAGTAAAGAAATTAGCAGTAACAGCGTTACCTAAGTTAGCGTTAACAGCACTTAAATTTCCACCTACAGCTAAGGCACCGGATGCTTTGTTAAATGTTAAATTCGCATTACCTGCATAAGTTGAACCACCGTCATTGAAGATAACCTGAGTATCAGTACCCTGAGCTGGAACAAGAGTTGCAGTATTCCATGCTAAGTTTCCAGATCCGTTTGTCTGCAAGAATGCGCCATTGACGCCGCCAGTGATGATGACGTTACTATTAGGTCCTAAATTAGTTACACCCGCAATAGTTAATCCGGATAGTGTTCCTAATGATGTGATGTTAGATTGAGTAGCTGCTGCCGCAGTTATTGTTCCGGTTACTAATCCAGTTGAGATATTCCCCGCTGATAAATTACCAGAAATATTTGCTGTGCCAGTAATGTTGGCGCCAGTTCCAGTGACGACCAGTATGTTCGCATTACCGGCTACAGTAACTCTTACATTACTATTAGCATCGACTCTTACTTCGGAATTACCGTTTTCGATGTAACTACCTGCACCAACTGAGATATTAGTTAGTAAACTACCATCACCTTGGAAGAAGTTTGCTTTAGCAAGATTACCTAAGTTAGCATTACCTGATGCTAAGTTACCGGTAATTGACAGTGATGAAAGTGTACCAACACTCGTGATATTTGGTTGTGCAGCAGTTGTAACAGTACCTGCTGTCGTTGCGGTTGTTGCACTTGATACCGTTCCAGTGACATTAGCGCCTACGATAGAACTTAGTCCATTACCATTACCAGTAAACACTCCGGTGTTCGCAGTAAATGCTACCGCAGTAACAGTACCATTAACACCGAGTGATGTTAGTGTACCAACTGATGTAATGTTCGGTTGTGCCGCAGTCGTTACAGTACCTGCGGTTGTAGCACTAGTAGCTGATGATACCGCTCCAGTAACATTTGCTCCTTGAATATTAGATAAATTATTACCACTTCCAATGAAGAAGTTAGCAGTTGCAGCATTACCTAAGTTAGCATTACCAGATGAAATATTACCAGTGACGCCTAAACTTGTTAATGTGCCAACACTCGTAATATTAGGTTGTGCAGCAGTCGTGACTGTACCGGCTGTTGTAGCAGCACTTACTGTACCGGTTACATTAGCGCCCGCTAGTTGTGACAATCCGCTACCGTTACCGGTAAATACGCCAGTGTTTGCAGTAAATGCTACCGCAGTAACAGTACCATTAACACCGAGTGATGTTAGTGTACCAACTGAAGTTATATTTGGTTGGGCTGCTGTTGTTACAGTACCAGCCGTAGTCGCACTTGTTGCTGCGCCACTTAGCGCACCGACGAATGTTGTAGCCGTGATAGAGTTATTTGATAAGTTAGCAGTTAATCCAGTGCTTGTTAGTTCTGCTACGTTACCTGTCGCTGCGTTTGCAAAGATAAGGAAGTTATTTCCGGTGCCGGCTGCTACGTTGATATTATCAGCAACATTTGCATAAGCAACGTTTAGGTTTGAAACACGAGTAGTAGATGTTACTGTCACTGGAGCAGTACCAGTTGCGACATTAGAAGTTAGCGTACTTGCGACTACTGCACCAGCAGTATTTAAGTTTCCTGCACCAACGTTAGCTGTAACAGTAAGTGCAGATAGAGTACCTACTGATGTAATGTTTGGTTGAGCAGCAGTTGTTACTGTACCGGCGGTAGTAGCTGCGGTCGCACTTGCTACAGTACCAGTGACATTAGCGCCTGCAATTGCACTTAGTCCACTACCATTACCAGTGAATACTCCGGTGTTAGCAGTAAATGCTACTGCGGTTACTGTACCATTTACGCCTAATGAAGTTAACGTACCAACACTTGTAATGTTGGGTTGTGCTGCTGTTGTTACTGTACCTGCTGTTGTTGCGGTAGTTGCAGAGTTTGCAGTACCATAAAAGTTACCAATGAAGTAGTTAGCACTTGCAGCATTACCTAAATTAGCGTTAGCAGCAGACAGATTGCCAGTAAAATTAGCAGTACCGTTTGCGTTTACTCCGGTCTGACTAATCACTAATACGTTTGCAGTACCTGCAACACTGACGAATACACTACTGTTTGCTGTAGGTATAGAAACATTACTATTACTGTTTAATATTATGCTGCCCGGTGCTGCGATAACATTCGTTAGTAAACTACCATCACCTTGGAAGAAGTTTGCTTTAGCAAGATTACCTAAGTTAGCATTTGCGGAAGTTAAATTTCCACCAATGTTTGCAGTAGATGAGATTGTTAAATTGTTAGCATTTGCAAGATTACCCAAGTTAGCATTAAGTGAGTTAATGTTTCCGGTGAAGTTGCCGATACCTACGTTAATGTTTCCTGCGTTGACATTTCCAGTAACGTTTGCATTGCCTCCGGTTGTGATATTAGCGGCTGATAGTCCTCCTGAAAAACTCGCTACATTTCCGTTGAGTGTGAGGTTGACATTTACGGTGTTTGATGTTATAGTATTAGAAACGTTTAGATTTGCAATTGAATTTACAGTTGCAGGTAATTCAATAACTAACGTCTGTGATGATAGAGTCATTGTGGCTGCTGCTGGTAAGGTGCTACCGGCAGAACCGATTCCCATGTTAAGAGTACTAGATTGAACACTAACTTGCGCTATATTAGCAGTTATTTCTACATTTCCGGTAGGTGAGTTAACGGTTATGCCGGGCCCTTCTCTAATAGAGAGAACGGCTTGATCCTGTAATCCAGAGAAAAGTTCGGAGAAATTTTCTTGTGTCTTTTCGAAAGCAGTGCGAATTGCATCTGCATCCGGATCGTTAGGAAATGTACCGAAGTCGATATTGCGTTGTGCCATGTTTCAAATCACCTGTTATGATGTATTTATCTTTTTGGGTGAATAGATGCCACCCATAAAAATAGCCGGGAACTGGCCCGGCTATTTTAATTTATTGAAGTGTTATTACTTCTTGATTCCCGCAAGAGTTGCCCAATCCATTGGGTTATCGTGCATTCTGTTTTCTTGACCCGCAATAACAGGAATTGTAGTCTGACCAGTTGACTTCTGCTTGTTCAATCCACCTGAGATTACCTTAGTCATAAAATCAATGTCCTGTTCAAAAGTGGTGTCTGAAACAGTCTTTCCTGGACCAGCGTTGTTAGCCCATTCTTTTAGGTCTTTTTCCTCTTTGGTAGTGCCTACTTTCACACCAAACTGTGAAGGGTCGACTCCGCGTTGACCAGCGCCTGATTTTTGCATGGCTAACTTAACGCCCTGGCTTCTATCTTTAGTTGGCATTATGCCTTTTGCTCTATCTCGGTTCATTTCGTCCGAAGCCTTACTTGCATAATTCTGAGCCAACTTATCAGAAATTTCATCAAGCTGTTCTGATTCATCTAATTCTTCCTCAGCGTCATCCTGGTCCTTGTCATCTTTCTTGTCATGTTCAGAATGCTTTGGCTCATCACCTGAACCTTCAGCTAACTTAGTTAAACGCTCTAGCAATGAAGCAAATGATTCGTTCATTTCTTCTTCGTCACCTGAATCTGCACCGGCTAATGCAGCATCTTCTTTAGCTTCTGCATCTTCGTCGGCGGTTGATTCTGCTTCACCCGAATCAGGAGCATTGTCTTCTGCAACTTCAAATTCCATTTGGTCTTCTGATTCTACTTCATCAACCACTTCTTTTGAACCACATGAGTGACCAGCTTCCATCATGCTTCCGCATTCGTTGCATGTTTCTTCGTTAGAAGGTTGATCATAGTCACTGCATTCGCAATCGCCGTCGCATCCGCAATCTTTTTTATCGGCTTCTTGGTGATTACCGTAAAGTTGCTCTTCGCCTTCTTCGTCCGCATAATCATCTGCGCCGCCGGCTTGAATGCCTGATAGCTTCTGCATAAGACCCATCATGCCATCATGACCGTCAATTACGCCGATTTCAGCGCCGCCAGCGCCGATTTCATCAGGTGCACCATGTGAAGGTTGAACTGACATTGCACTTGAATGTGTGTCTGCATTGTCATCACCGAACAGCCCAAGACCTGCGTTCTTTACAAATGCAAGAAGATGTTCTGCTTCTGCATCTTGTGCAGTAATAGTCACTGAGTCAGGTGAGTTCTGTTGACCCTTAGAGATTGAAACTGAAAGACCTTCGTTTACTTCTTCACTTTCGTTTAAAAGTGCATTAAGCTGTTGGTCAAGTGATTCAAATGCATATTCGTTTACTTTGGCATCATATCCTGTACGGTCAGTGAAAGTCTTTCCACCTACTGCAAACTTACCGCCCTTTGGAGTCTTCGCAAGAGCAGCAGTGAATGCATTGCCTTCTTCCATATCGTCTTCTTTAGTAATACGATATGACATATCATCCATATCTGCCTGTGACATATGTGAAATCGGGTCTTTCTTATGATAATCATAAGCACCTTTAGCCATCATGCCACCGCCTGCTAAAGTAGCAGCCATTGCAGCACCAGTTAATGCCTTGCCGAGCTTGCCTTCTTCCATTTCTTGGTCTGCCATACCACCAACTGTTGCTGCTGGCATTGCAGGAGCAGTTTCATAGACGCCCTGACCATAGCACTCATCTAGGCCTTCTTTATAGCCTTCGTGATATGCTTTCATTTCGCTCATGTCTTCATATCGTTTGCCAGAGTGTGCGTGACCTCTTAGACCGTGTGATTTGCCCTCTAAGCGGGCTGCACTGATTCTGTGATTCATTGATTCTTTCACCTTCTTTTTGTTTTTATCGGCTGCTGCCTTCTTCATTGGTTCTTTCTTGTTACCATCTTTGTCAAGGTCTAAGAAGTCTGGCTTCTTACCTTTAGCTGGCGCCTTAGTTGAAGCTTTGTCATCTTTCTTAGCAAAAGGATTAACACCCTTCTTACCTTCAAGAGTAGTTTGACTGCGGCCAGCTCCTAAGCCAGCTCCCTTAGTATCTACGCCAGCAGTCGATGGGAGGTCGCCCTCGTCCATCTTGTCATACTTAGCACGAAGGTTAGCCATCTTTTCTTTACCAGCGTGTTCACGTCCAGCTTTGCGTAATGCATCCATGCCGTCTTTACCATACTTCTTATTACCAAGATATGCTTGCAAGCCGCTTTCTTCCATTGATTCTTCTTCCAACTTACCTTGCTTAGCAAGCTTAGCACGAACTGCGCCAGCTACACGCTCACCGGCTTCTTTAGAACCGTAACGAGCACCAGCACTCTTTGCAATCTTAGCAAAGTTCTTGCCTGGCTTACCTTCATCTTTTTCTTTCATCTGCATCTGACCGGTTTGAGGTTGACCAGTTGCACCGGCTTGAGCTGGTTGACCTGCTGCCGGCGCTTGTCCTGGCTGACCAGGAGCTTGAACAATTTGCACATCTTTTGGATCAAGATTCTTAAGCATATTTTGTACAGCAGGGTTATTGCTTGTTACAAAGCCCATGCCAGCTTGCTTATTCTGCGGATCCAATACAGGAAGAGGCTTTTGGCCTGGAGGAATACTTTCAGAAAGTGCTTCAAACATATCTTTTAGTGATGCAATCTTATTAGAAACATTCATCGGAGGAGTAGTTGAATCTTCATTCAACATTTTCTTCTTTGTTACCTTAGGTGCTGTAGCTTCCAACTCAGCAAGTTTTTGCATAATATCTTTCATGGTATTATCCTCTTCCTGTTTGTGGCTTAGCGGGGCGAGTAATCTTGCTCATTGGGCTTTCTTTGCCCATAGTAGCCATTTGTGTTTCTGGCTTGAAAGGATCAAACGCATTTGGAGTCTTCTTACCTTCGTAAGGTATATCAATTGTATTGTCTTTCATTTGGTCTTTGATGCTGTCAAGGTAGCTATTGCCATATGCTTTGGCAGCTTCTTTAGCGCCAGGCTGTTCTTCAAGTTCAGTGTGATCTAGTACAGGACTATGTGAAGCTTCGTTAGCATAAGCTTCACTTTCACTGTTGATGCTGTCATCGAAGTTAGTACCAACAACACGAACCATGTTAACATTGTATCCTAGCAACTGCGCAATTTGCTGAATCATTGGTTCGGTAGCAGGATAACGAAACTCTGCTTTAATGATATGAACTGGTTCGTTCACTAGATCAGGAAAACCATATGGGCTTTTCTGAATAGGTGTAGATACCGGATCAGAAATCTTGATAGGATCGAACTTCTTTAGATTGAACTTGAACATGTCAAGGAAGTTCTTATCAACGTTTCCGGCGACCTTAATAGTGTAATTGTAAGTGTGAACACTTTCAACGATATATTGTTTTAAACTGCGCATATAGGATCCTTGAATATCTTTATTATATATTTATCATTGCTCGTTATTTTTAGTGTTGAACATCTTGAGCAATTCATTGCGGTCTAGTGACTGACCTGCTCCTAAAGGAGTATTCTCAATTTCTTCAGTTTTAGCTGCATTCTTAGCATCTAACTGTGCTTTTTTCATCTGTAAATCAAGCATTTTAAGCTTTTTGTTAATCTTTGCGGTCTTTGCAGTAATAGCATGACCGAGCATACTACTAGCACTGTTGAAGATTTCTGAACTAAAGCGTGATTCTACTTGCATTCCTAAGTCCATCAAGTCCTTATAACTTGATGTAGCCATCTCAGCTAGCTCATCCATCTCACTATCAGCAGCTTCTAAGCCACGAACTTGAGGAAGTGCTGCTTCTATTTTATCTAGTGTACTAAGTGCGTTTTCAGTAACTTCTTCCGTTACGTCAGGCAATGGAATAGTTAATTCGTTATCATCGCCCGATGCTAGCTCAAATAATTCTTCAAGTTTCTTAGTCATGTGAGTATTTAGCGTTACTTGCGCCCATTATAAAAGATATCGTCTTCGGTTATTACTCTAAACGTTAGCCCGTTTGCTCTACAGTAAGCATTAGCTGCTGCCCATTTTGCATGATTCACTGCAACTATCGCCATAGTTCTTGCATTGGCCCTCTTGCTTTCAATGACGCTTTCTTTTTTTGGTTTGATTTCGACAACTTCAGCAACTTGCTGACCTCTTTTGTTTTGGTATACTACAAAGAAGTCAGGGATATAGATAGTTGGTTTGCCGGTAAGAGGATGTTTATATGGTACTTTAATAGATTCGCTAGCCCAGTATATGATACTATCATTGTTGTCACAGAATGTCATGAACGTGAGTTCCCATCCTGATCTATATCTAGGAGTATGTTTACCTATGTATTTTTTAGGGTTCTTTGGGGTATAGAATCCTTGCGCCCATTTACCCATGTTACAATACTACGTTTCGTAGCACCGCTTGATTGGGTTTTGGAACTATACCTATGCCGTATAGTGATGCTCTAGGTCTAAACGTGTTCAAATAGTAGCACATTACTTTATTCAACTCTAGCTCGTTGTTTACTCCTTTTAAAATCTCTAGTAAGGATATGACATTGTAGCCTCCTTCTTGAGCAATTTTAAATAATAAACTAGTAAAGTTTTCTGCAATTATCCTACTTTTTGAGTTACCTATGAAGAATGATAGAACTACATCGTATTCAGATGCAGGTACTACCAGCTTAGTGCTGTAAAAATTATCGAAAATTCGTACGGTTTGATCTGCCGCTCTAACTGATGAAATAGACATAATATTATTTAGTCGTTTAAACTATCGTTGTACCCGTAAATTCTGGTTCAGTCGTGAATCCAGAAAAGAATGGGGGATTAACTAAGTTTGCACCGTTATTCTGAGTACCAGCATTAGTTATGTTAGTGTTAACAGCAGGAGGACGAGTAAGTGCGCCGATGACGGGAGCACCAGCAGTACCTACTGTACCCGGGGTCATGCCAGCAGTTGGGAAATCAAACAACGTATTTCTGGCGTTTGGAGTATTCTGAATTGTATTTCTGAGCATTGCATCTAATTCTGCTTTTACAGTAGTTTTTACGTTAGTATTCTTAAATGTGTTGTAAGCTGTTCCAGCAGTTTTAATAGCGCCCAAAATATTGCCCTCTCCTAATGCTTCAATCGTTCCGCCTACTGCATCAACAAGTCCACCTTGACCCAGTATAGTTCCATTTGCACCGGGTGCAGAGATAGGACTTACCGTTGTATCGTAGTTTGCAACGTCACCGAAGCCCGTAACAATATCACCGGGTGATCTACCATCTAACGCACCATAGTTGTATACTACAGTTTCATAGTCGATAGTCATTCTATTTTGCATGACGCCACCACCTTCACTATAGTTGTAAGTATCGTGACCGAAAGAGGTTATGACAGGATTTACTAATGAGTATGCAGTAAAGTTATGTTGGTTGAAGCCAAATACAGTGATGTTCTTAAAGAATGGAACTTTCTTTCCAGTAGACGAATCTGTTTGACCACCAGTAAAGCCCCAATCATCATCACCGCTGATTGAAGTGTCATATATATTATTACTGTTGTATGATTTACCACTTGAACTACCGGAGCCGCCCCTGTTACCAGCGAATACTATGCCTGGCTTATTAGCGTCATTGTAGTAGTAAGTATAATATGCTTCCCAAAGCTTTGTAGCTTGGTTGTTATTATCATCATGGAACGTTATTTCAATAGGTTCGTATCTTATTTTAGTTTGTACAATACGTTTTCTATTATATTGATTTAGCTGCTGGGTCTGAACACTGAATGAAGGCAACTTTACTTCTTTGACCAATAATCCATAGTTCCCTTCTACAAAATATGCATCGGGGTTGATGTCAAAATAGGTATGAAAGAGAAATTTAAGCTTCGGTGCATTCTGATACGAATTCGTTCTGAATGTTTTGGAAGCGTGGGTGTAGTCTCTAAGGTAGTCGCTGCCGAAGAAAGCTCCGGCAGCGTCCTGTAATAAACTTTGACCCCAATTTCCTAATGACATTAGTTTGTCCTAATTATTAGGTAGTAGCGCCGATACCTGTAACAGATGCACCACCGAATGCACGACCAACAGAAGTACCAACACCTGATTGAAGAGGTGATTGAACTGCGTTATCGTAGGCGATTGAAAGTGCCATTGTTACTGCTTCAGAAGTACCATAGTTAAGTGCGTTATAGTTAACTGACTTCAAGAAGCAGCCGTATAGTTCCCAAGTTTCAAGAACAGTAGGAGCTAGTGCGCCGTTACCACCGTCTAGAATTTCAACATTTGTTTGGAACTTGTAGTCTTGACCTGTTGCAGCAGATGCCTGCTCTACGAAATCAAGTTGCTTCTGTAACTGCTGTCCAACTGCTTTCGAAACGGTTCCGGATGCATCGTCACGAATGTTGACTGACATATCTGCCCAAGTGTGCTTACCTGCCAACTTTAGCGTTGAGTTGTAAATTTGAATTGGAATTTCAGCAAACGAAACGTTCGGGCGTGAGCAGTCAATTACTTGCTTAGTCAACTGAAGTCCACTATCAGAATCAATACCAAAGTTCAAAAAGTTAACTCTGAAGCGGAATTGAAGTTTAGGCATTAGTAGACCTTGGTTGCCACCCGCATTATCAGACGCTACGGTCATATTGAACAATGATTGTGAGGCTGTTGCCATTTTATATTCTCCTGTAAAAGTATTTATCTTTTAAAGTGAGGGGCCGTTATGACCCCTCACCTTAATTATTATGCGCTCAACTCACCGGTGTTGAGAACACGAACCGGAATGTAGATGAATTCAATCGCCTTAACAGGCTCAATTGCAACGTCTACCCAAAGTTCGTTTCTATCGATACGGGCCGGAGTGTTGTTTGACTCATCACAAACTACAAGATAGTCATAGAGACCTCTCTTAGCGACTAGGTCGACCATTAGAGTTTCTACGACACCTGCAATCTGCTGTCTTGTAATCGAATCATTTGGTTCGAATACGAACGGACGAGCAGCAACAGTTAGCTGTCTACGGATATAAGCAATAAGTCTTGCAACGTTAATTCTATCAAGTGCAGAATTTGATGCAAAGCTAGACTTGTTACCGTAGTTAAGCAATCCGTTTCCAGTGAAGAAGACCATTGGGTTAATCTGATTCGTATACAATACGTCACGAATACCGATTCTAGTCTTAATTACTTGGAATTCACCAGTTGTTGCATCTACGTAACCGATATTAGTTGCGTTATCAATGATACCGCGACGAGTACCAGCTGGTGCGAACCAAGGATAAGCAACATTGTCATTACGAAGAATTGTTCTGATCATCATGTGTGATGAAGGAACTGCAACTAAGTTGCCATTCAAGTCTGGTGCAATACCGCTTGGGTAGAATAGACCCATATACGTACTGCGAGATACTAGACCTTCTTCACCGGTTGATGTTGCGCCAGCAGCATTAGTCGCCCATGCTTGAATTGCTGTAGCATCATCTGGGAGTCTCATTGGAGTATCACCGATGATGAATCCTGTTTCTCCGCGGTCAGCGTTCAACACAATCATGTTAGGCTGAAGTTCAGGATAGTTAGGGCAAGCAATGATGTTGAATGTATTATCTTCATCACGAATCGCAGTGTTAGTATCGACTGCTGATCTTAGTGCCTGAACTACCATGTTACGCTGTGCCTTACGACCCATATAAGGAGAACCGTTAGACTGTAGCCCGCTTGCAGTTACCCATGCATCCTTCTCCACTGGGAGAGTTTGGTCAGGGAAGCTGTCATTATTGAAGTAGTTAACACGATATTGCTTAACGTTATAGCCTGAACGACGAGTGTTAAACAACAACATACCTACCGGATATGCAGTAGGTTCCGGAGCATCCAAATCAAGATAGTTATTAGTCAATAATGACTGGATTGTTGGAATCGGGTCGTTCGCTGGATTAGTAGTTCCGTTGCCTGCCCAACGAGCATCAGCGAATACTACTCCAGTAGAACTTGTCTGATCAGTGTTATCAATAAGAACCCATCTGTCAACGCTATCTACTGACTGCCAACGATTGATGATTGGATAATTTTCAAGGTCACTTGTGTCAATCCAAATATCACCATATACGAGTGCAGTACCGTCACTCTGAGTTGTCGGCTCACTTGCGCTTACCAGTGGACCATTAGGATCAGTTGTGTTTGATCCAGTTGGGCTTGGGAAACCATTTGAGTCATAGTTGATGTTTTTATATGCAAGCCAGCCACTTGAAGCTCTGACCATAATATCAACTTCATCAATTACTGAGAAGAACCAGTTAGTGTTGTTGACTGGAGCCTCAACCGGAGCACCTTCGTTAGCTGTCATTGAGAATTCTACCCAGTTTGACAAACAAGTAGAATACTCAAGTGCACCAGAACCACTCTTATAAACGAGTTCTGTTACGTTGCCGCCACTGACTGCATTAACAACACAAATCAAATCATTAGCCGGAGATTGTCCACCTAATGCAGATCCTAAGAACGTTACTTCATCACCTACTGCATAACCACTTCCGTCATTAGCAAATGAGGTTGGGTTAATTAAGTAAGTTTGATAGTAGTTTTCTACGTTAATCTGTAGACCAGTACCTACACCAGTAGTTGATGATTGCGACGGCTGATAAGAAGTGACCACGAATGGTCCTTCTTTAACACCGGTTGTAGTTCCAATAATGAAACCTGCTTCTTGAATCCAACCGTTACTGACGCCAGCGCCACTAATGTCTTCTAGAATAATACAACCGCCCTCAGTGTGGGTAAGTTGCAATGCGCCTGCATCAGTTACAGTACAAGTAGTGAAGGGGATTCCAGCAGCAGACCAAGCAGTAACAACACCAGTCGTAGTCGCATTATCCGGGATAATCACTGAGTAAGTTGATGATAGTGCTGATGTTCCAGGAATAGTAACGTTTACTGAAACAGTGTATGGTCCGTTGGTGAATGTTGGGTTTAATACTGAACCAGTAATAACTGTAGGACCTTCTGCAATTCTTTCCCAATAGTAGACAGGTGCTTGTATGTAAGAATTCGGCACTACACCGTTATAAATGGTCCCGCCGCTATTGAAGTAGTACTGTCCGTAAACAGTTCCTGCTGGAATATTTTTACCACCGCCGGCATCTGATCCGGCAATTGCTAGCCAATCTGAACGACTATAACTTACTGTCTTAGGGATCCAAGAAGAAGTAGTAGAGTTCCACTCTGAAATTGCAGAGTCTAATCCATTGCCTGCTGCACCAATCTTGATCCATACTGAGCCTGAAGGGCGAGGGTAAGTTTGTCCAGCTTGCCATAGTGGCTGCTGAGAAGCTACACCTAAAAACAGACTTGTTTCATAATATGGGGTTGCTAAAATTCCTAAATCAGCCAAAAGTGTATCAGTACCTGATGCCGTAATAAACGGAGCCGGAGTACCATCATATTGTTGATTAAACTGTGCTGAATAGATAACAAGCTTGCCACCGATAACCTCTGCTGAGATGAATGGATAATCAAATGCATTGATATCCGCTGCCATAACACTTACTGTGTTGTTCGGAGAAGCTTGAACTTCAACTTCCAATGTATACTGGTTGTTGATGTTAAGAGTCAACACATCAGTTGGAGTCAATGTTGGGTTAGCCTGCGAAGCTTGAATTGTTGGCCAAGAACTAGCCCAATCTGCTGATCCAATACGTACCCATTCATTGCTTGGTGTCTTATAGAAGAACATACCTGCAGTAGGTGCACTTGGATAATCGTATGTAGGAATTGCAACAACTGCATAGTCACCGATTTGTCCTACGCTAGGAATAGGAACATGACCAGTAACTTGATCAGCAGAACTGATTACGATTGGAGATTGTAATACAAACTGACCAGTTGTTGAATCGAATTCATAGATACCCCAAGTTGAAGTCGTAGTGTCAAGCCAGTAAGCGCCGTTTTCTGGGTTACCAGTTGGACGTCCTGTTTGACCTACAAGACTTGCAAGGTCGATGTCTGCTCTCATAGTGAATACACGGTTAGTAATACCTAGTGCAGAGTAAGCAGCAAGTAGACCGTATTCGTTGAGTTCGTAACCCTGAATCGGTGTACCGTTTGAAGTTGTATAGAAGAATGGATTACCATAAAGAGTGACTAGATCACGCTGGCTAGTAACCTGATAGAGCTTGCCGGCGTTAGCGGCTGTTGTGCCGACTGCTACTGCTGTTCCAGTAGGATCAGCTTTGTTTTGAGCGGTCGCAAGCACAATAAGAGGTATTGTGTTAGTTGGGGCTGGAAGATACTGAGACTCATCGATTACTGTAACTTCTACACCTGGAGATACTAGTGCCATATTCTTTTTTCCTTTGTATGATTCTGAGGTTTACCACCTAAACCCAGAATACACTTTTCTGGGCTTGTAACTATATTTATAAAATAAATTAAAAAAGCTGGTATAGGGGGACCTTTAAAGGTAAAAATCAACTAAATAGTTGATGCCTCTACAACGACCAATCTGTAAGGAATGCAATAAGAACTATTGCGCTATAAACTATATCCGTAATGGTAAAACCTATTACCGACGCATTTGTGATAACTGCGGAAAAAAGAAGGCTAAGAAGAAACCCATTGTTCCTAGCTGGGAGAAGGCTGGATACAAAAAGAAGCCGCACTGTGATTTGTGCGGCTTTAAGAGTCTATATCCTAGTCAAATGACTGTCTTCCACATCGACGGCAACTTAAACAATGTAGCGTTCAACAATCTAAGAACAATATGCTTAAACTGCGTCGAGGTAGTTAAGAAGAAAGAAGTTACTTGGAAACGTGGAGACTTAACGGTTGATTATTGATTCCATCTGTTTGTGTAGATGGTCAATCGTTCCGTTATTGTCAATGTGATGGTCATAGTCTAAACCAACGCTGCTATACTCGCTGGCGTGAATGTTCAGCTTCTCTAATGCCTGCACACAATCAATTTTAGTTTCTTCATTTTGTGTGTTATTTAAGATAGCAGCAATAGGAGTCCAATCAGGGTCCTCGCCTCGATGAGTCCTTAGGGTAATGCCGCCCGCGTTCTTGATAGCATGTACTTCATTAGAAAAACGGCAATCAGTGATTACGATATCATCCTTGATGCCCTGCA